ACCGAAACGTTCGCCAAGTCTATCAATCGCTCTATCAACTGCACCAGTACCCTTGCTGAATGTATTAGTAGCACCTCCACCAGTGAAGAACTCAACAATTGTGTTTTTGACTTCAATCACTTTGTCGATGAATGGTTGCATGTAATATATAGCTTTGTACACTGCGTTGTGAATGTTGTTTGCGAGATTATCAAAGAAGTCTATGATTCCATTACTATCGTCGAGAACTTTCTTAAGCTCAACAATTTTGTCAGCGATTCTAGCAATGAACCCAATGATTCCTGTGTTTGGATCACTATCACTAAATTGGTCAATCAATCGCTTTACAAAATGGAAAAGACCTTTGACAATGTCAATGCCGATTGAAAATGCAGCAAACAATCCTCGGAATATACGAGTTATGAGAACGACAACCGCCGGCGAAGGCTTGATTGACGCCATGAACTCTTCAAACCGTTTGGTGAGAGCAAACAATGTGACGAAAGTCTGCGGTGGGAAAATATCTCTGAATGCAGCTTTGATAGGCGCTAGAATGGCAAGAACCCCTTGAAATCCTTCCATCAATCCTTGGAATAAGAGATCTCGACCTCCAACTTCAGACCAACTCTTTAACAACTGGTTACGAGCATCGGCTGATTTCTTAACCATTGCGCCAATAGTGTCGTTGATTAGTGTGAAGGTTGTTCTAGCTTGTTCAAAGTCACCAAATATAGTTCGGAAAGTCTGTGACCATCCTGAACCAATACTTTCCTTGATTGTGCTGATGAGCTGAGTCATCGTCTTGACTTTGGTGGCTGCATCTTGTGCAGTGGCACCCATTTCTTGAATCTGCTGAATTTGTTCGGTAGTGAAACCCTTTGCAGCGAGTTGCGCATCCGTCATGTCACCGGTAAAACCCTCGAGTGTGGTGGTCAACACATCTGCTGTAATCCAGCCACTTTCAAGAGAGTTACGGAAACTGCCTACGTCTTTAGTCCAACCCTCAAACGTTGCGCCAATTGGGAGATCTTTGATTGTGCCCAAAGTCTTACCAGATTCGAACAACGCTCTCTGAAATACTTCACCACCCATACCAGCATTTACAACAGAGTTCCAGTCCATAAGCTTTACTGTGCCAGAGGCAAGAGCTTGGGAAAGCTGATACATTGCGGTCGAAGCTTGGTCTGCACTTGAACCAGAGACAGCAGCAAGGTTTGCAATACCTTTAATAGCCTGCGTTGAAGTATCAAGACTGACGCCTGCCGCAGTAAAGGTACCAATGTTTCTAGCCATTTGCGAGAAGTTGTAAATGGTTTTGTCCGAATACTCGTTCAATGTGTCAAGCGCTTTGTTGACATCATCCAACGTAGTGCCATCTCGCTTGGTGTTAGCAAGAACTGTCTGAATCGAGTTCATGTTGGTTTCGTATTCCTGGAAACCGCTAATAACTTGATCCAATGACAAAGACTTACCAAGTTGAATACCTGCAGTGACTGCACGATTGACAACGCTATTAATAACGCTGAAAGCAATTGCACCCATTGCAGTGAACTTACCTGAAATGCCTTCGACAGCGCTGGCAATACCTTCAAGGCTGAAATTACGGCTAGCTAGGGTTAGATCGTTCATGCCTTTGTTTGCGTTTGCAAAGTCAAGACTGCCTTTCAGCTTGTCCAAACTTGCAATTGTAGAGGCTACTTTTTCCTGAAACGAAGCATTGTCGAATTTCATCGCTACAATGCGATCATCTACGCTAGCCATTCTTCACCTCGTTCCATACTGCATCGGCGATCATGTCAAAGACAGGTCGAATTGCTGGGTTGATGTAGTCGTAACCTCGAACGTATCCACCGGTACCCGTTCCGTGTCCATACTGAAGAATGATGGCAATAGGTACGCCGTTGTGTACATTACTGTTCAACCACGTGAGAATTGTAGATCCTCGTTCTTGTGAAATCTTGTAAGACCAAGATGCGGCAGTCAATCCACTTCGAACAGGGGTTGCGCTTGCTAAAGCATCAACTCCGACTTGACCATAATGATCAAGAATTTCTCGAAATCGGATTTGGGACATGTTGTGTAAGAACTTTTCCATCTTGTCGAAGGAACCGGTTGTATCTACAGTGATCACGATTCCTCCTTTTTACTCCCATTTTGACGTTAGATAGCAACCTTGATCATCTTACAGAAGACAATGTAAGGTTGGACCAAACTCATTGCTGCTCCAGAACCCATGTTGCCAGAACTGAATTGAGCGATGTCAACAGACAAAGTTCCCGCAGGATGAGTGTGCACTACTGATTCAATACCAGTAGTTGGGCTGGTCAATACAGACCCCTCTGGGAACAACAAGTTATAGCTGCTACCTGCCTGGAATCCGAGGTGAGTACCATCACCGTATAGTAAACCATCACCACCAGGAATAGTTAAACCGTGAGTATGATTAACACTTTCGGTTCCAGTATTGCCAGTCACAGCTGTAGCTGGAGGATTAACTGTGACACCGACAGCAGGGAGTTCTGCTTGGGTCAAAACATGTGTTTTAGCACCACCAGTTTCAGCAATCGTGTCGAAATCGGTATCACCGGAGTTGTAACCGATGGAAACCCTACCCCTTGTATCGGGCATAAGTGCGTTGGATCCAGACTTTTGCGCTGCTGGAAGAACAGCCCACCAATCTGGATAAGTTGTTTGCGCATTGGTTACTGTTTGTCCCGTCATTGCTAACCATTTAGCATTAGGTGGCGTGGTTCCGTTATACTCAATGATAGAGTTCACCGGAAGAAGATCATTCAATTGTGCTGCAGTTGCACCTGGTGACCCAGTAGGTCCAATAACAGGTCCTGCATCAATAGTACTGGCATCGTACTTTGTAAGAATTAGATGACCACTACCATTAACAACACCACCAACTACGACGTTGTCACGAATCGCAATCATCGCTTCGGCAGTCATGCCGTTTACTGTAGTCATAACTTCTCCTTAACGAGAAAGATCGCTGATCGTGTAATTATCCGGATCCGTAAACACAGCATTCGCTTGAAGAATTTGAAACGTCTCTGGTCCGATCATCTGAATAAGATTGTCTGGTCCTTCGGCGGTCCAAGTACCATCAAGATTATCTGTAATACGAATAAGCACCCATTCACTGATGAATGTAACAAAGATGTTAATCGGAGGAAGACTAGGCGCCGTAATGTCGTCGCCATAAAGAGTCTGTTCAATATCCGCTAACAGCAAAGGACTCATCTTTCTTGTGTCAAATATAAGATGAGCTGTTGGCTTGTATCCTGGAGCATCACTTGGTATTGCTGTGATATTCCATTCAAATTCTATTGGTGATTCTAAATCAGAAATCGTTTCGTGTGATTTCGCTGACGGAAAAGCAAGAAGATTGTACAAAACATGAATTTTGTATCCTGCATCTCCAGTTTCATCGTTTCCAACTTTTGTACGGTATGACAAACCAAATCTGCTAGGAGTCTGATTTGTAACAAACATGCCGTTGTTTACTTCCAAGGTTCCTTCAAAAGGAAGGAACTCATCAGGATAAGTGTATGCTTTCAATGAAGCTGCAAAATCTCCTGGTACAACAACATCTGAATACTTGATCCCATCAAAATATAGTGGATCTTGGCTGTTTCCAGTAACTTGTTCATCAACTGAAATGAGTCCATTCCAAGCAACACCTAATCCGCCTGGAAGATACAAAACTCCACGATCTACGCCACTTTCATAAACTCTTGTACCTGGATCATCCCATGTTAGAACGGTCATTACTCCTCCTATCCAGCTGTACCAAGTTGTCGTCGGCGTTGTTCGTTCAAAGCTCGGCGAGCTTCCAAATCACTTTGATTAAGTCGCTTTGATTTGCCGCTCTGCTTTGAATTCTTAATGTTAGCAATTCGAATAAGCGAGAACAATCGATTAAGATGCCATCTTTCACATTCAAATGGAATGTTAAACGCCACCATCCAGTAATAGATTAGTTCTGCGGTTATCGTTTCGCCCTTACCTCGTGGCTTTGGAAGTTCACCAAAGGTGGTTGCCGACTGTTTCGAATTGATATAATTTTGAACAGTCACAAAATTCTCGACGCTCAACAAAGCAGCGACATTTGATGGGTATTCTGGAGTTACAATCATTGCAATGACGTAATCCAGCATCTCTTGTCCAGACTTTGCTGTGTCTATCAAGAACGGCTTCTCGTGATCTGACTCCCATTTTGACACTGAGACCAGAGAATGTTCTAGCTCTAGCACAAAAGCTGGTTGTGATTTAAACGTTTGTGACGCTTCATCAAACAATTCTTGTGCTTCAATACTAAGTTTGAGCATTCTCTGGTCTCCTTGTGTCTAAACGAATCAGCTTCGAGTGAAGCTCCAGTCGTCATCACTAGTCGGAGCAAGCACGTAGGTAGGCAGAGCCTCTGCGTTGATGACAAGCGTCTGACCAGACACGGGAATGGTAACTGTACCCGTGACAACGGCACCGGTGTCTGCACGACGATACCGAACACCAGTAACGGTCGGGATAACGATGGCGCCTGTTGCGGGGGTAAAGCCAGGCGTGGTTGCTGTAACCGCAGTTGCTCCACCACCAGTGAACATGCCGACAACTTCATCAGGAAGAGGAAGTCGTGCGTCAGTACCACCAGTACCATAGAGCACGCCCTCGAGGGTTGCGAGCTCAGCGGG